ACCTTTGATGTCGTTAGTAGCCACGTTGGCGGCCGTGCCCGTGGCCGCCGTCTTGAACGCCGCCGCCACCGCCGTCTCGGTCTGGATGGCGTACACGTTGGCCAGGTCGCGGACCAGGATGTCCCACGCCGACGGGCTCGTCCAATCGATGTCCTGGCGGGAGATGTCGACGGTGCCGCCGTAGGTGGACTTGGTGAAGCTGATCGGGGCGATGGTCATTTTCTGTGATGGAAGCTGGGTTTTCTCGCCCGCTTGCACGCCCACCGTGGTGTGCTGGGTGATCTTGGGCCGGGTGAAAGTAGACCCGGGGATGCTGCCTAAGGCCTTGGCGCCACCGAGGCTCGAGATAAGCGGCCGGTTGGCGTCGATGAGGTCGACCACGGCGCCGACGATGGGGGTCGGCAGGATGCCGGTGGTGTCGGTCGACTTCTGGTCGGCCACGACCCGGGCCTGCACCTGGGCGATACGGGCGGCGGCCTGGGGGTCGACCACGCCCCGCTCGGTAATGCCCCGGGCCCGGAGCAGGTCGACCAGGAACTCGCCGGCGCTGCGGTAGACCACGCCGCGCTCGTTGCCGTCGGCCCGGCGGGCCTCGGCCGGCAGGCGGGCGGGCAGGGTGCCCACCGTGTCGGAGTGGGCGGCGCGCAGGGCCTCGAAGTCCTCGAGCGGCTTTATCTGAGCGTCGAGCTCGGCGATGCGCTGGCGGGCCGCTTCGAGGATGCCGCGCTCGGCGTCGACCAAGTCGCGCCCGTCGACCTGGGCCAGGATCGAGTCCATGGTCGATATCTGTTCGGCCCGTTGGGCCTTGAAACTTTCCAGTACGGCATTAGGCATGGGTCATAACCTCCGCGTTTTTTGGGGACACTTCGGGGCGCTCAGGTGCAAGGCGCCGGCGTGCCTAGACGGTGGCGACCGGGTGAGCTCTCATTTGAGCTCGGGCCGGTGGCCGGGCGTCCCGGCGGGGTCGACCGCGTGCTTCGCTAACCGGAGCGTAGCCGCTCGAGCTCGGCCCGCCAGCGATCGACGGCCAGCTCGTGGGGGCGCTGGGCATGGGTGCGCACCATGGTCACGCCGGCGTCGGTGTAGGCGGGCGTCGGCGTCACCGACACCTCGACCAGTCGGGACTCGTAATGGGTGATGCGGTCCATGTGGTCGGGGCCGAGGTTGGGCGCCCAGTCGGCGGCCTCGTCGTAGTCGTAGCGGATCATTTGGAAACCGACCGACAGGCCGGTGAGGTCGCCGTCGTTGGCCGCCGCCGCCGCCCGTTGGGCCTCGGGCGTGCCGTTCAGGCGCCATACGCCGTCCATGCCGCCGTCGTCGTGGGACCATTTCTCGGCGTGGCCGACGGGGAAACTGCGGTTATCGTGGAACAACAACAACGGCGCCCCTTTGCCGGCGCCTTTGGTGGAGCGCTCGAAGGCGCCGTGTTGGAACTGCTCGAGGAACCAACCGTTCACGTCGGTCCAGGTGTCATAAGGCACGGCGCGCCCCTCGAGGTAGCGGTAGGGGCCGGCGCCCACGGCCTGGACGTCGCGCAGCGCTATGGCGGTTTGGAACAGGCGCCGCTCGGGATCGGTCATTTATGGGCCTCCTTAGATGTTCTCGTCGGGCGGCGCCGGCGCCGGCGGCGGGGCGATGGCCGGGGCCGGTTCGCCTTCGGTGGGGTCGATGGCGGCCAGGGGGGCGCCGAGCAAGATCTGCCACGCCGCCGCCGGCGTGATGATGCCAGAGGTGACCATCGTCGATAGCGACGTGGCCGTGGTGGGCAGGTCTTCGGCCAGTAGCTTGCTCCGGTCGAAGCGGATCACCTGGCCCCGGGGCAACCACGCTTGGGACCAAACCTGTTCGAAGTCGACGATGACGGGCTCGATCGAGGTACGGAGGATCTGTTGGTACTGCGGGGCGGCCGTCTTGTACGTCATGCCCTGGACGGCGGCGCCGAGCCAATAACTGTCGAGGTTGAACATATTGGCCACGTCGGTCAAGGTCATTTTGCGGGCCTCGATCATCTGCGTGTCCGAGGGCGACCACGCCAGCGGCACGACCTGGGTGCCGTTGGGCAAGATGGCCGGTTCGCGGGTGGGGCCACCGAACTTGTCGAGCCAGTTGGCTTTGGCCTCGTCGGCCACGTCCTGGGTGAGCGTGGCGTTAGGGGTGATGATGGCGACCGAGGGCACGGCGCCGGCCGACAGGGCCGAGCTCTCGTAACTTTCTTCCATGGCCGCCCGGTCGAGGGTCGAGAGGTACTCCTCGACCACGCCGACGCCGCGCACCGGGTACCACCGGTCGACGCCGCGGGCGATATGCACGATGTTGTCGGTGTCGAGGACCTGGCCTAAATAGGTGTAAATCACGTTCACGGGGTCGTTTTGCACCCACGAGATATAGACCCATTGGATGGGTAGGTACATCACCGACAACGGGTAACCGTCGGCGCCCCGCTTGGTGATGTAGGAAACCGTGTTGCCGTTGAGCATGTAGTCCTCGACCGAGCACTGGAGAAAACGCGAGCGGTTCCACACCAGGCGCGGGTCGGGCGAGTCGAGCAGCGCCGGCCGGGGCAACGGCACGCCGGCGCGGTAGGCGTCCATCGGCATTTGCTTGACCATGCCGCCGAAAAGTTGTATTGCCCGGCCCACGGCGGGGATATGGCGGGCACTGGTGGAGTCGTAAACAAAGGCGCCGGGCAGGCCGAAACCGGACATCATCGACGGTGGCGGGATGAGGCCACCGGATCCGTCGGTGGTGCGCGGCAGGACAGGCCGGGCCATGGTGGCCATAGTCACTACCAGGGACAATAACCAAAACCTGTCCTCATACCGGGGATCAGTAGATCTTGAACGGCCCCGACGGCGCCCGGTGGTCCCAGGCCCAAAGGGCCACGGTGGCGGCCGTGAGGGGCGATAACGACCCGGAGGACTGGCGCCGGCCCCACGCCCAGGCGTCGCCGAGGGCGCGCCGGGCCGCCGAGCTCGCCGCCGCGTCTAACGCCGGGTGGGCGCGGTAGCGGACCTTGGGCGGCTCCGCGATCAAGGCCTCGAGCAGGCCGGCGCACGCCGCCGCGTACGGTTTGGCGGCCAGGCCCATGAGCTCGAGGCCGGCCCGCTCGGCGGCGTCGGCCACGTCCAGGGCCGGGCCGGCCTGGTCGTAGGCGACCACCGGAGGCCGCCAGCGCTCGACGAGCTCGTCCAGGCGCTCGAGTAGCCAGCCCACGCCGGCGCGGTGGTCGGCGACCTCGAGGTGCGCCGTACCCTCGGCGTCGCGCCAGGCGGCCACCACGGCGGCGTCGGAGCGGTCGACGGCCACGTCGAAGCCGAGGGCGAGCTCGCCCGGGCCCGGGAGCTCGGCCGGTTCTTCGCGGGCCAGGCGCCAGGCCTCGAGCGGGATGACCCGGGACGTGGTCGAGACCCACCGGTTGCCGTAGGCGCGGGCAAACTCGTCGGGGCCGAGCATGTCGAGGGCGGCGGCCATGGAGTCGGGGCCGATGGTGCGGCCGTAGGCCGGGTGATAGGCGGGCCAGGACGAGGCCTCGGTGGGGTCGAGGTCGTCGGGACAGGACCATTCGAAGTAGGCGATACCGCGCGTACGCGCGCTACGCACGGCGGCCCGGCCGGCCTCGACCGAACCAAGCCACCACGTCGAGCTGGCGTCGCCGGCGGTCGACACCTTCCACACCTGGGCGTTGGGCCGGGTGGCCTGGGTGGGCACGATGGCCTGGTCGAGTTGCTGGCCCTTCATGAGGTCGTAGGCCCACGCCTCGTCGACGACGACGAGGTCCGAGACCTTGCCGTGGAGGCCGTCGGGCGTGGGCGGGAACGGCCGCACCAGGCCGGCCGAGCGGCGCCAGCGGACGTGTTCGGAACCGGCGGCGCGGCGCAGTTTGACCTCGTCGCCGAGCGGCGTCAGTAGCGGCCAATGCTCGTTCAGCATCCAGTCGACGGCGTCCTTGGCTGTTTGCATGGTGAACCAACATCGGGCCCGGGGCGTCACCAGGGCCCGGTGCTCGAGGACGGCGCCGAACAGGGTCGTCTTGCCCGACTGGCGGGGCACGGTGACGAGGACCAACTGATAGGCGAAGCGGCCGGCGTCGTCGACCTCGAGGGCGACGTCGGCCACCAGTTGTTGCCAGGGCATGAGCGGCTTACCGAGGGCGGCGGCCAGCTTGGCCACGGCGCCGCCGAAGGTAGCGCGGCTAGGTGTCCGCGGTGTCGCTAGCGCCGGCGCCGGCCCGGCCGAGCTCGGCGAACAGTTGCTCGAGGGTGTCGGGCGCCTTGGCGATGCCGGCGACGATGCCGGCCGCTTGACGGAGCTCGAGGTAGGCACGGCTGGCGGTGCTTATGAGCTCGGCGTCGAAGGCGGCCTCGGCCAGGTCAACGGCGAAGGCCTGGGCGCGGAGGGCGGCGCGCTCGGCCGGGCCGACGTCGTGGCGGTCGATGAGCTCCTTTTCCAGGGCGGCCTCGACCCGGCCTCGACGGCGGTGTTGTCCGGACGTTTCACTCACCTATGCGGTCGGCCCGGGGCCGATCGGGCCGGTTCCTGCGGTTCCCGAACAAAAAAAACCAA